CCAGCCAGCGCCAGCCGCGCCCAATCGATAAAATCCATTTGCATCCCTCTTCGGTTGTGTGTAACGTGTTTTTGTGCGCGGTGGCTTTCCCTCCCGACTAGCCGCGCACCGCCCGCCGGGTTGAGCTTCTGCCTCACGTCTCCCCGGCGGGCGGCCCTTCCATAGGGGTCGGATCATAGTTCCAGCCCGGCAGATAAACCGTCACGGCGTAGCGTTCCCCCGTGAACGTGACGCTCTTTACGCGCTCGGCCTTGGTGCCGTCCCGCATGATGGGTTCGGCCCATTCTATTGCCGTATCGGCATGGCCCGGCAGGGGCATGGCGTCGCGCTCTGCCAGCCAACGCGCGTAAATTACGGCCTTCTTTTCGTTGGTATTCATCGTGTTTTCCTCATTGCAATCAGCAGGCACAAGGCCCGCAGGATTAGGGTTAGCATGGGTTCCCCCATTGTTCGGCCATGGCATCCGCGATGCCTTGGAATGTCGCGCTGCGTATTTTCCAGCGATCCGCAGAGGGCGGCAGGTTGTACCATTGCGGCAGGCTTTTGCCTGACTTGGTGACGTGCCGCGCGCCCTTGCCGACGATGTTTGTCGGCACCAGCTTGGGCAGGCCCTTCAGCCATAGGCAAGTCGTTTTGGTTGCCTCATGCCCAAACTGCCAAGGCTGTATGATTTGGTCGGGCTTACGGATGCGCGAGGAAATCACGCTGACCGGGTTTTCCACCGCAATGCGCGGGATAGGCGCGGCCAGCAGCAGGCGGACAAAGGCCAGCGCCTCGGCCTGCTCGGCTTGTTTGCCCGCAAACCATCGCGCCCCACTCACGGCCAAATGAGTGCATGGCGGGTGCGCGATCATTAAATCCCACCCATCGCCTAGAATGTCTTGCACCGGGCCTTGGTAGTGGGGGCCGGGCGTTTCGCTTGGCAGCAGGTCGCAGGACAAGGCATCATGCCCTCGCGCGCGAAAGGCATCCCGCATGGTGCCGGAATATTCGCAGGCTATTAAGACGCGCATGGTGTGGCCCTCTCATGCTGCGCCAGCACGGCGCGCAGTATCTCCTCGGCATCCGCGCGGGTTGGCCATGGGATGCCATGGAACGCCCCGCCGGGGGCGTTTACCAGATACCAAAATAGGCCAATTTTCTTCACCATTGGCTGCGGTCGCCCCTGTCTAGGGTAGGCCATTGATGCACCGCCGGACGCCCGGTTAGGGCGGGCATCTCAAACACGGCGCCGGGCTTCACGTCGCTGGTCAGGTCCCAATCATTGCGCCATAGGCGCACGGCCTCGGTGGGGCTGTGCGCTTCGACGACTAGGCTCATGTCGTCGCCGTTTTCGTCATCAGAATAGACTAGGTATATGCGCGTCATGGCTTGGCTTCCTTGGCTTGCGTTGCCCCTTCGTCCAATATGCGCCGCACCTCGGCGCAGGCTTCAGCGTGGGTAGGCTCCCGCCCTAGTCGATCGGCTAGGGCTTCCCATATCGTCGGCTTGCGCGTCATGCTGCGCCCCCTTTAGCCTTGGTGATAATGGCGCGGCATATGCCCTGAATGGTGGCGACAACGTCGTGGTCGTCGTCATCGCGCGATGATTCGGCCATGATATCTTGCAGCGCCGCAAGCATGTCTGGCGCGGCCGCGAGCAGCGCGGCATCTGCCGCGCGCTGCGCCAGCAAATCACGGCCCCTATCGGCCGCATACTGCGCCGCCTCGCGGCCGGGGTGGTCAAGCTTGGCAGGGCCAACGTGTAGGACGCCATAGGCGCCCTTACTGATAGCCCATGGGCCGGGAGTGTGTTGTGTCATGGCTTAGGCCTCTCGCATTGCAAGGCGAATAGTGGTCAGGTTGAACCGCCCGCCGTCTGGCGTGCGCTCTCCCGCGTAATCTTGCGCCATGGCGCGCGCCGCGCGGTCTTTGGTGTTGTGTTGCGTGATGTAGTCCAACATCGCGCGATACAGCCCCTCGTCATTGTGAAGCCACAAGCTGACATTCCACGCGTTCCATGAGCGATGGCCATTGTATTGCTTCATTACCCTGTTTCCCTCTTGGTAGATCATCTACCTCACTCAAGCCCCGATTGGCTTGGAAGATGGCAGCATGTGCTGCCATCGCCCAAAACAACCCTACTGTAAAAGAATATGTGACGTCCATTCTGTAAAGCCCTCGCCATAGATTATTTTATCGCGCTCCCAATCCACGCTTGCCGCGCGCCAGCCAACAGGCAAGCCAAGCGCAGCAGCAGAGCGCGCGTTCATCACAAGCGCGGCATAGCCTGCCTGCATTAACTCATCTCGCTTGGCTTGTGCTTCTTCAAGCGTGAAACGCCCCAGCACGCGATGCCATTTGCATTGAAGCGTGCCTCCCGTGCGATAATCGACAATGTATGTTTGCGCCATGGTGTGATCCTCCCCGATCAAAAAACTAAAAGCCAAACAAACAGCGCCAGAAAGAAAGCGCAAATTGCAGCGTCGTGCAATAGATTGTTTTGCATATTAAGCCTCGTCAATCCAAACGAGGCGCCCTTGCGCGAAAGAGTAAAAGCCCGCGCTTTTTGGGCCGTTATCTTCGCGATATAGTTCGGCAATGCGCTTCCGCGCTTCCGTCTTGTTGCGCGCCGTAACGCTATAACTATTGCGGTATCCGTTCGGCATGATCAGATTAGCGCAAAACATTCTGTCATGTTGTTCGTAAGCCATTGCGGTATCCCTCCGAAAAATAGGTCATTGATTTGACCGATGCAGATTCTTTTACAGACCTATTGTGGCAAGAATAAGGCAACCTAGAATGTATTACATGACATTTTAGTAATGTTGGTGTAATTTTGCGGTAATCGAAAACGGAAAAAATAGGTGTTTTAGGTATGGTTTGAGGTTGCCTAGGCTATAGCCGTGCTACGCGGGGCTATGTAGTTAGATTTACAAGCTTTTTTCATTTTTCCTGGGCTTTCTAGGTATTACTATACTATTCACGTGCAGTCAGTAATATAATTAACATATGTAAAGTAGTATAACCTATAGGATAGTTGTACTATCTCACTTGGGGGCGATGGAAAACGCATTGCCTAGATTACCTAGATTGCCTATCCGCGACCTATCGCTCCCCAAGCCCCGCGTATCCCGCCCCTTGCTCCACACTAAATTCTATTACGCATAGCGCTGGCAGATAGCTGCCGCGCCGTCGCGCTGGCGTGATGTTTTCGGCATTACCTAGATTGCCCATCTTGCCTATCGCGCTGCGCCCTGGTCTGCGCCCTGGTCTGCGCCCTAGTCTGCGCCCTGGTCTGCGCCGCGCATGGCGACCGCCCAGCCATTATGTTAATGATTTACTTTCAATCATTAACCATTGCTGAGGGCCGCGCGCCGAGAGCCGGGGGGCGGGGGGCCGGCGGGGGCCCCGTCCCGGTCACGGAGGGTCCGCAAACAATTTTTTATTTTTTGCAAACCAAGCCAGCCATGCTATACAAAATCTATGGCAGTCTTTTCGCTCCCCTATGAGCCGCGCAAACTGGAAGCCACCGAGGCGCGGCTCGAAGCCATCTATCACGCCGCGCGTAATGGATTGCGTGGCGAAGCCCTAGCGCTCGCCTCCGGCATGACGCCGACCGAATACCGCGCGCTGTGCGAGTTCGACCCGCTGGCGGCACTGGCCGCGGAGAAGGGCCGGGCCGACGGCGAGATGGAGATGTCCAAGGTGCTGCACGACGCCGCCCGCGCCGGCGACGCCAAGGCCGCGCTGGATGTGCTGAAGCACGTCCACGGCTGGGTTGCCAAGCAAGCCGTGCAGGTCGAGGTCAACCAGACCATCTCCATCACCTCCGCGCTGCAAGAGGCCCAGCGCCGCGTCATCGAGGGCGTGGCGGAGGCTGCCCAGCCAGACCCGCGCGTAATCGAACAGGCAGAAGATGCAAACCACACGGTATAGCGCCGACGACGAAATGGAACTAATGAGCCGGCTGTGGACGCCGGCCATTAAGGACGACCCGCTGAAGTTCGTGCTGTTCGTGTTCCCGTGGGGCCAACCGGGCACACCGCTGGAACACTTCGACGGCCCGCGCAAGTGGCAGCGCGAGGTGCTGCAACGCATCGCCGACCATGTGAAGCAGAACAACGGCAAGATCGACTTCGACACGCTCAGGATGGCGACGTCATCCGGCCGCGGGATCGGCAAGTCGGCGCTCGTATCCTGGCTGGTCATCTGGATGCTGACCACGCGGATTGGCTCGACAACCATCGTGTCGGCCAACTCCGAGGCGCAGCTTCGGTCGATCACATGGGCGGAAATCACCAAGTGGCTCAGCATGGCGCTCAACAGCCACTGGTTCGAGGTCAGCGCCACCCGGCTGATGCCGGCCAAGTGGCTGACGGAACTGGTGGAGCGCGACCTCAAGATGGGCACCCGGTACTGGGGCGTCGAGGGGCGGCTGTGGTCGGCGGAGAACCCCGACGCCTACGCGGGGGTCCACAACTTCGCCGGGGTCATGCTGGTGTTCGACGAGGCCAGCGGTATCGACGACAGCATCTGGTCGGTCGCGGCGGGCTTCTTCACGGAGAACACGCCGCACCGCTTCTGGCTGGCGTTCAGCAACCCGCGGCGCAACAGTGGGTACTTCTACGAGTGCTTCCACTCCAAGCGCGACTTTTGGGACACCAAGATCGTGGACGCGCGCACGGTCGAACATACGGACAAGCAGGTCTATCAGCAGATCATCGACGAGTACGGCCCCGACAGCACCCAGGCCCACGTCGAGGTGTACGGTCAGTTTCCCAACGCGTCCGACGACCAGTTCATTGGGGCGTCCACCGTCGACGACGCCATGCGGCGACCGCAGCACAAGGACCCGTCGGCGCCCATCATCATCGGCGTGGACCCGGCGCGGTTTGGGTCGGACAGCACGGTCATCGCCATCCGGCAAGGGCGCGACATCGTGGCGATCAAGCGCCACAAGGGCGACGACACCATGACGGTGGTGGGCCACGTCATCGACGCCATCGAAACGTACAAGCCGGCGCTGGTGGTGATCGACGAGGGGGGCTTGGGCGCCGGCATCGTCGACCGGCTGAAGGAGCAGCGGTACAAGATCAAGGGGGTCAACTTCGGAAACAAGTCGAAGAACCCGCTGATGTGGGGCAACAAGCGGGCCGAGATGTGGGGCGAGATGCGGACCTGGCTAAAGGACGCGTCCATCCCGCTGGACCGCTACCTCAAGAACGACCTGACCGGGCCGATGATGAAACCGGACAGTAAAGGGACTATCTTCTTGGAAAGCAAGAAGGATATGAAGGCCCGCGGGCTGGCCAGCCCCGACGCGGCCGACGCCATCGCGGTGACGTTTGCGTTTCCTGTGGCCCATCGGGAATATGTTGACCGCAGCCCGCGACGCGCGTATGCTCCCGGCGCTGTGCCTACCTCGTGGATGGGTGCCTGATGGCGAAGAAAAGCGTATCATTGGCTGTGGGTCGGGGCGAGAAGCTACCGACAGACAAGGGCGCCGGGCTGACCGCCAAGGGCCGAGCCAAGTACAACCGTGAGACAGGCTCCAACCTGAAGCCGCCAGCGCCCAACCCCAAGACCGAGGCCGACAAGGGACGCAAAAAATCATTTTGCGCGCGTATGGCGGGTGTGGTAGCCAAGTCAGAGAACGCGGAACGGGCGAAGGCCAGCATGAGAAGGTGGAAGTGCTAATGGCAAAACCGGGTCTCTACAGCAATATCCACGCCAAACGGGCGCGCATTGCCGCCGGGTCTGGCGAGAAGATGCGGAAGCCGGGCGCCAAGGGCGCGCCTACCGCTGCGGCGTTCCGTGAGTCGGCTAAGACGGCCAAGCCAGCCAAGAAGGGCAAATGACATGCCGCTGGTAAAGTCCACCTCCAAAGACGCCTTCCGCAAGAACGTGAAGGCCGAAATTGCTGCCGGCAAGCCGGCAAAACAGGCTGTCGCCATCGCGTATTCTACCAAGCGCGCTGCGGCAAAAAAGGGTAAGTAATGGCCGCCAACGATGTAGAAGCCGCAGGCAAGGTATCGGACAGCGACGACAAGGATCGGCTGTCGGTCATGCGCCGGCGCTACACCATGGCGTTGTCGGCCTATTCGGATAGCCGCGAAGA